TCCTTGATTATCAATCGTTAACCTCAAATTACCAACACCATATTTACATCTTGCCAATACCTTTGATTCATCATGATTGAGTAAAGCAAATATGTCACTTCGCTTTAGCGTGTCTTCATCAATGGCACTTGGAAGGATAACCTCATAAAATCCAAGGAAGTTTGATTCCTCATTGAATCTAATTGCATATCCACTGACATGTCTGTCTTCATTCTTTACTTCTGAATCAATTTTTCTTATTTCTTTATCAATTTCCATAATCTATTGTTTCATTATCTTTGTTATTTGATTTATCATTACTTGCATCAGCAATTGTGTTTTGTGATACATCAGTAAATGCCATTGTTAATTTGTCACCACCTTCTAACTCGCTGAGACCCAATTCTTTACGTACTTCATTAACTGTCATAATACCACTTGCAACTAAAGTTGAATAATAACTTGCTTCTGTTTGCTTGGTTGTTTTTAGAAGATAATTAACATCAAATTCAATTTTAATATTCTTATCTTGATTCAATTTCAACTTAAATTCCTCCTCAATCATTGATATATAAGGCATCAAAGTATGTATCAAGAAATCAGATTGTACCATTTCCAATGTAGTGTATGATGTACTATCTTTTTGTCCAAGCAAAATTGGGTTAATTCCAAAGAACCTTGCAATATCTGCGACATTGTACTGTCTTGTTTGCAGCATTTGTGTCTCTTCTGCATTGAGTGACAATTTCTGAAACTCCATATTACCCTGCAATACAGCGATTGAAGTATTTGAATTAGTAAATGACTGATTCCAAGTGGATAATATTTGTTCACGTTGTTCTTTATTCAAATTGGTGTTAACTTTTAGAATTCCAGACACATTTCCACCTTTTCCATAAAAGTCGCTTGCGCTATTTTCCACGTTTGAAGCCAAATCCAAACTACGCTTTGCAAATGTCAGAACTGAAATACCATTATATCCGTCATAACTATTCTTACGCAAATGAATCATATTTGATGGAGGAATTGAAACTGGTGATATCTGGCTGCATGTATAGTTAAGTGTTCCATTATATTTGTCATAATTAATCACAACATCACTTGAATCAAGAAATTGCAAATTAATTGGCGTTCCGTCCTTCGCTCTCTCAATGTAAGCGAATCCATTACCACGCACCAGGACTGATTGTATTAACTGCTTGATTAATAAGTATTTAGACATGAATTTGTTATCATTATCAAATAATAAATTGAGATAATGATTATTCAAATAGTTGTTTTTTCCCTTCGAATTAATCCGTTTGATTTGAATTGGCAACATTGCAATTCCGTCACTGATTAATTCAATCGACCGATATGCAGCGGATAAATTCATTGCACCAAATGAGGCGTATATACCACCATAATTCAACGCCATTGGAGGAACATACCCCGTCATATTTCTGTCTTCTTTGTTTTCATAGCCAAAGAATTTCTTTACATTTGTTAACATAATAAAAAATTGATATATCATTTGTGAACTACCCATGAGTTTAATACTCATTGGCTTCGGACTTCACTGAGGAATGACCTTTGAAATGGTTGGTTCTTACTTCCTCTCCACCCGTGTAATCGACCGTTCCAGCCGATATGTTTTCTTCTTTATATAAATAGTTGATTAACAGCAAATTATTCTAAATTTGATACTGCTATTTCATTGTCGTAATGTGTTTCTTGCAAGTACCCACCCAACGCCATAATCATCGCAATTACTCCATCAATCTTTTGCATTGGTGTGTTTTTCACAATCTTTACATTATCATTCCAATCACACTTTGGGACTGAATTTTCAAAGCAAAATAAAGTGATTGGATTCTTGTCAATGATAACTTTTTTTGACAAAATTAATCGCTGCAACTCCTTGGTAGGTCGGTTTATGCTGCCAATTGACTGACTATAAGGTTGCATTGGCATTCCGTCCTCCGTACACTTAATAACAAAGTCACGACTATTCCAATCATCATAACTTATCCTACTGATTATCAATGTGTTCTGAATCTTCTTGATGTCGTTGAATACATAGTTATAGTCAGTAACATTACCGCTTGTGATTGTAAGATATCCTCCTTTGTGCCATTCTCGGTAAAGTTGTGAATTGATATTATCCTTTAGACATGATTCAGGCAAATAGTAAAATGTTTTGAAAAGATATACATCATCCAATTGAATCATAATTGATAAAGCCGTTAAATCCGACACTGCAGCAAGGTCAAACGCAACATAAGCGAACATTCCTTTATATTGCTGTAAATCAATCACTTGCATTAAATTGGCAACATTCTGTAAAGGAATCCATGTACTACTTGATGAAACCCATTGATTGAACAACTTTGTTCTGATTGAAACTTCTTGTATTGGGTTATTTTCGCATTTCTTTATTTGTTGCTGTAAAAATTCTTCATTAATGGAAATACCCAAATTTGGATTTGCTTTTATCCAATTTTCTTCATTTTTGTAATCGTCTTCTTCATCAAGTGTATAAATTGCAGTGAATAGGGAATCATCTTCTTTAATTTTATTCAACACGTCAATTCCAGTTTGTTCAAGTTCTTTGTAAAATCCATTTAATTGAAACCCACGTGTTGAACATGAACATATAAGTGGTTGAAGGCGTGAACCTTGCGAAGTTTCCAACACGTCCCATAATTCAGATGAAGGTGCTGCGCCTGTCTCATCTTCAACGGCAAAACTAACATTTAATCCATCCAATCTTGAAGCATCGGAAGATACAATCTTCAATGTTGAATCTGTAATTGGAAAGTTTATGGAATCTCTATAAAATTGAAAATACTTTCCTTTCTTGTCAAGTTTTTTCAAGTAGTTTGAACACATCTTGAACAGGATACTGGCTTGTGCTGATGAGTTTGCACACGCCACAACCTCCGCACTTGCTTCACCATCACCAATTAAATGATAAAGTGCCATTGCAGCAATTAATGATGATTTACCATTTTTACGACCGATTGATAGAATGAATGTACGAATTACACGTAAGTCATTTTTCTTCCACTTATATCCGTAAATACTTGCAATTATCCACTTTTGCCAATCTTCAAGAATAAAATTCTGACCAGCAAATTGACCTTTGAAGTGTTGTAATTTTTGAATGAAATTTATAACCTTTAGTACCGCATCAACATCAAAGTATCTATCAGTTAAGTCAAGCCAGTTAATGAATCGTTGACACGCAAGACGGATATATGTACACGTAACCACCTTTCCATCAATTACATCAAATGGATAAGTGGTTATTTCGTTTTTTATTCGTTCAATTATTTTTTCCTTTTCCGTCTTCATTTTCGTTTCAAATTAATTAGCCAAGCAGTGTTTTAATCGCATCCTCTTCATCAGAATCTACCATTTTATCTTTCAATTTATTCTCAGATAATGGACTGATTGTCAATGAATTAACTAACTTCTGAACTTGTATTGATGCATCATTCATGACCTTAATCATTGGTGATGGTACCATGCCATATTTACTTGGCTGCAACATTCCATTTTCATCAATATAATTTTTTGCTTGAAGAAAAATCTCATAATTAACAGCAAGCATTTGAATCAGTCCTTTCCAATTCTCTTTAATGTTTCCAAATTTATCTGTCAGATATTCTTCAACTCCCTTGATATATGCTTGTGTGTTTGTGCTAAATTGTTCAATATTAGTCATTTACGTTATTTTTTATTCTGATTATTTCCCATTTAAAACCTTTATATATGTCTTTCTTCGAAGGTCCGTATTTCCCATTGGCTGCAGTCATTATTGAAAATTTCTTATATCCTAAATCGCTGAGTTCCTGCCAATTACTGTAAACAGCCAAGCAAAGACCGTTTAAGAATAACTGCTTGATGACATATCTGTATTTGGGTTGTTTTGGCTTCTTTTTTGGAAGAATCTCAAATCCGTTTTGTAAATTCTTTTCATTAGATTTATACGCATATCTCAAATTCTCCAAGCAATTATTCAATTTGTTGCCATCCTTGTGAATAACTATAAGGTTCTGATTGTCAGTAGGTTTGTCAAAAAAAGCATCAGTTACAAGCGTATGCGCTGCCACCAATTTATGATTGCCTTCTGTATCATACAGCATGAATTGAAGGTATCCAGTACATTTATTGATAGTTCCTTTTAATATTTTACCCTTCTTGAGATATTCACAACCGCCTTTACCTTTCCGTTTGAAACTTTTGCTTCTGACTTGCCCCTGATTGCTCACTTCATATCTATCTTCGAAGTTGGGAACGTCTTTCCATATTATTTCATTTTTCATATTCTCTTTCTGTTATCTTTATCTTATATATAAATATTAACAAAATTGAAAAAATAATCAATAAATGATAA